TGGTCTGAGGTTGAGAATCAAACGCAAGAGATCATACGACAGATCTCTCGCAGTCGTTGGCACGCTGACTATGTCGTGGGTATGACTTGTGGCGGATTAGTCCCCGCCACTCTTTTAAGTCAATACTTAGACTGTCCCATGTATTCACTAGACATTGGCGAATCCAACACGTGGATGGCAGAAGACGCCATCGGACATCCACATAAAGAAATGATTAACATCCTGATCGTGGACGACTACAACAACACAGGAGACGCCTTCAACTGGTTAGTTGATGATTGGCAAAATTCTTCAACTACGGGGGTTGAATGGGAAAAAGTCTGGAACAACAATGTTAAGTTTGCTTGTCTCTATGACAATCTAACTACTAAGTTTGAATACAAAATTGACTACTGTGCCAAAGAAATAAACAACATTGACGAAGATATCGAGATTCAATTCCCATGGCAAGAATGGTGGAATCGTCCATTTGGTTATTAATAGAGGTTGAATATGTTTGATTGGCTTAAGAAAAAACTCAGACCCACTCCACCCGACGACGTCGTAAAGAAACCAAAACCTCGTAAGAAGAAAGAACTGTCCGAGAAAGAACGGGCAACTGCCGCTGGTGAACCGTACGTGTCTATTCTGAAGATTGAACTAGATCCTGATAGTTTACATGAAGGGTCGTTTGAGTTGGACTGGAATCCGAAATTCGTAGCTAATTTAGTTAGAGCTGGGTATCAGATGAGTCCAGCTGACACTGATGCTGATATCGTTGACCGATGGTTTACCAATCTATGTCGTCATGTCGTTCTAGAAACATTTGAACAGTATGAGGCAATGAACCCAAACAACACTAGGACGATCAGATCTCGTGACATTGGTGATGGTAGAAGTGAAGTAAGTTGAAATAACACTTGACAAACCCCATCTGATGTGATAAACTCTTATCTCAACACTTAGAGTTACATAAATGCATTACCTTCTAGTAGACCTAGCCAATACTTTTTTCAGATCTCGTCATTCAGCATCTAAATATGCTTCTGTTGACGAGAAGGTGGGTATGGCAATTCACATTACTATGATGTCCATCAATAGTATGGCAAAGAAGTTCAACCCCGATCATGTTATCATTGCCCTTGAAGGAAGAAGTTGGCGTAAAGACTTCTACGAACCTTACAAACGTAATCGTCAAGAAGCACGTGCTTCTCTGTCTCCCAAGGACATGGAAGAGGATAAGATGTTCTGGGAAACCTATGAACAACTGATTGAATTCCTTAGAGACAAGACTAATTGTAGTGTTATCAGATGTCCTACTGCCGAAGGAGATGATATTATCGCTCGTTGGGTAAATCTTCACCCAACAGACACTCACACGATAATTAGCAGTGACAGTGACTTTGTTCAGTTGATTGCTGAGAATGTTAATCAGTACAATGGTATCACTGACGAGTTATTTACTATTAGTGGTATCTTTAACTCCAAAGATCAACGTGTCTTAGACAAGAAGACCAAGGAACCTAAGGTTATTCCTGACCCCGTTTGGTTATTGTTTGAAAAGTGTATTCGGGGAGATGTCAGTGATAATGTGTTTAGTGCTTATCCGGGTGTGAGGGTCAAGGGTACAAAGAACAAGGTTGGTATTCAGGAAGCGTTTGAGGACAAAAATAAAAAGGGATACTCATACAACAATTTCATGTTACAACGTTGGACTGATCACGAGGGTGTTGAACACAGGGTTATTGACGACTATGAACGAAATAGAACGTTAATTGACTTGACAGCACAACCAGAAGATGTTAAGATGGTCATAGATCGTTCTATTATGGAACAATTATCTCATCGTGACATCGGTCAGGTTGGTGTAAGGTTTCTGAAATTCTGTGGAAAGCACGACTTAGTAAAGTTGAGTGCTCTTGCCGAACAGTTCGGGAGATGGCTCAATGAACCATACAAGGGAATATTAACAGAACAAGTTAAAGAGGGAAATTATGACATTAATTGCTAAACCAGTAGTCGAAAAGAAGTTTTGGATTCTGACAGAAAACGATATTAAAATTGGTAATGTCCAAGCATTTAACGACGGATATCAGTTAGAGATTGACGATCAGATATCTCAGTTTAAAAGTCTAAAGAGCATTGAAAAGACTGTTAATGTTAAGTTTGAATCTTTACCAAAGAAAACGGTAGTAAAGAATTCAACAGTTCACGGATATCCAGCACCGAAGATAATCAACAATGCTGTTTGGGATCTCAATAAGAAATTACCCCTATTCACTAAGGGAATCAAGAGTAAATGTTGGTATGCTGCTGGGTGGTACAATGTTCAGAGAAACGATGAATGGGACACCATAAAGTGTCCAAAATTAATTTTCCTACAACGATATTCGTATGAAGGACCGTTTCACAATAAAGAGGAGGCAGAAAGAAGTGAGTGTTTTTAGGGACCAAAAAGTATTTATGGAAGCGTGTGACCAGTCCACTGAAAAGTACGACCAGTCACAGTTTGAATTGTATGTTAGTTTGATTGACGAAGAGTTCAATGACGAACTATTCCAAGCTATCGCTAATGAAGACCGTACTGAGATGTTAGATGCCCTGATTGACATTATGGTGGTCACCTTAGGTGCTATTCACTCACTTGGGGTTGATGGTGAGGGTGCTTGGAACGAGGTCATTCGTTCTAATATGAGTAAGGTGGATTCTGTGACTGGAAAAGTCATCAAACGAGAGGACGGTAAGGTATTGAAACCAAAATCTTACAGTCCACCTGATCTTGAACCGTATGTGTACTGATGACTATTCATATTCAGAAGTTTATCAACAAGATCAAGGGAGCCGAGGTTAGGGGACAGAGAGATATCTCTATTCCCCTTAGTGAAGCCAAGGATCTTCATACTGAATTGACGTTATTGTTACTTCAGATGAATGACATACGTGAACAACACATTCAGAAACGTGAGGAGGAGATTTCTCTACAAATATCAGGTGGTGGGTTTAAAGAATAGTGATAAATACTATCTATGTCAAGACCAAAGCCGGAAATCATCATTGAAATTGTAGATAAAAAAACATACAAAACTGAACAGGTATTACAAAGTTTTGGGATTTACGCAGTTTATTATGATGGAAAACCAATCAACTTGAAGACGGGTCACTATCTATCTCAGATACCTGGTCCCAAGTACAAGAAGGTGTCCTTTTCTAATAAAGGTCATGCTATCAACCTAGCAAAAAAATTGAATGTACAGTTCAAAACTGATAAATTCAGTGTTGTATTGTTAGTCAAAGGTGAACAGATCTATCCTTGAACTTAGTTTCCAAAGAAGAATTGACTCAGACGCTTATTGAACAACTACCAGAGGAATTACGACCTAGTTTGATTCAGGCAATGAACTCTTGGTGGGTTAACATAAGAAAGACTGGTGGGTTTAGACTCACCGATCACGGGTATTTCATCATTAGTAAGTGTATTAAGATAAGAGAGTATGACTTTCTGTTACTTGATTTCAAGTTGACACCTAAGAATCTATCAGTATTGGATAGGAAATTAAAGTTCCCATACTACATTAAAACACTTGACAAAACTAAAAAAAGCATTATAATGTTTAACGAGAGGGAAGCAGTGTTGTATCAAATTTACGACGACATTGACTTGTTCTTGAAAAATTACGGATATTAGAATATGATCATTTGTTCCTGTAGGAATATTTCGACTAAACAGTTCGACAATGTCGAAGAGTTGTTTACCCGACTACTGGAAGATGATGCAGAATGTGGGAGTTGTCAAGAAAACTTGACTATCCCAGATAGTTTAGGGAAAGAATTAACGCTTAAGGATGAGTTTAACTTTAATATAAGAGGTATTTAATAAATGAAAAAGATTTTCGCAATCGCACTATTCGCAGTTCTATCAGTTGGTTGTGCTAGCAAGGGTGACCTAGCTGCTCTAACCACTCGTGTTGACGCTCTTGAAGCTGGTCACAAGTCTATTGAAGCCAGTCATGCAGCTATCGAAGCTGATCATGCAGCAATCAAGGCCGATAACGAGGCTCTAAAGGCTGAAGTATCTGACCTTTCTAACAAGGTTGATCGTGTCTTTTCAAAGAAGACTGTTAAGTAATTGACGAGGCCCCTTCGGGGGCCAACTCATCTAAAATAATTCAAAAATTTCTCTTGACTTTCATAGTCATTTCGTGTATCATATTCGTTCTTTATAACACAACTGGAGTTAAACAGATGACAACTGTAACTATCATTTTAATCTCTGAGGAGCATCGTCATAATGTTTGGTCGTTGAGACTTCGGGGTGATGGAGCTCTAGCTGAATATGCTAGAAATCACATTGAGGCGTATCAACCAGTTGCTTCTTGGACGTGTTCTGAACGAGATTCAGCAGCCGCCGAAGAAGCGTTCGAAATTACCAACAATCCTAGTCGTCAATCAGAACGTGAAATTCTCTATGGAAAACAACGTTCGGTATCTGTCGGTGACATTGTTGAAGTAAGCGAAGGTTCTAACGGCAAACGTTACATTTGTGACGCTGTCGGTTGGACCAAACTCTAGGAAATTAC